ATGATACGCGTCTCTTCACTCAATGGGCGAAGGCTGCTAACCGCGTTGATGTTCGTTTTTGTTTGCGGACTATCGATACCGGCGCGCGCGGCTGACGTCATTTATCACGATAAGGTGGTAGGATTTCAGGAGAACGTCTCCGCCTTCCTCAAGAGCTTCCAGCCATTTCTCAAGGTCTATCACGGCTGTGTCCCTTTCCCCGCCGTGGATGCTGACGGCAACGTCAGCGGGGGTCTGAAGCCGTCGGGAGCGATGAACGGCCATTGCTCACGCAGCATTGGACAGGTCTACGTCAGAGCGACGATCTTCGGGGACCGGTGCGGCATCATGTATTCTTGGTACTTTCCCAAGGAGATGAACGTCGACGGGCCCGGCAACATGGGGCACCGATCTGGCTGGCAAAATATCGTCGTCTGGACCGATGCTTGTGAAAGCCAGGCGAACGTTATCGCGGTCAGCTACTCGAGCCATGGCCACTACAACCAGGACACAGATCCCCACATGAAAGGAACACATCCGAAGGTCGCCTATCAACGGAACCCATTTCCACTCAACCCTTCACTGTCGGGTACTCGGACAATTGGCGGGACGCAGCCTGCAATCAGCTGGGAGGCCATGACGCCGGCAGCGCAACAGACGCTGAACAAGTATAAGTTCGGCAAGGCTGTACCATTCAACGATGACAACTTTCTCCACAATCTGGGCAAGGCCTATTAATTACAACTGCAATCGCTGCGAGGCATATTTCGATAATGGTTGGCGCCGGCTTCTCGCCGGCGCTCTTTGCGCGAGGGCACCGCTCGTGGCTACCTTCCGAGATGGCGAGTAAACCATAAAGCGGCGTCGAGGAAGGCGCCCAACCTTTTGATCGCATACTGGACCCCCTGGACGATACTCTGCTGCAAGCCGTGAAACTGAGGCCACGGGTCTCGCAGCACTACCAACTATCGGAAAGGAGCACGGCTACGCAGCCTAGATCAGCCCGATCAGCAAAAGCGTCTAGCGATTTTCAACCTTTGTCGCAAACCACCGGATGAACAGCACCTCGGACCCGCGCGGCCCGAGATACGCGAGCGCGGCAATCAAGCCCGTCGCCATCGGTTGCTCGAGCGTCAGCCATGACGCCAGCGCCTCGCCGATGAAGGCCATGCCGACGGCGATCGGCATTTCCCAGAGCAGCTCCTTTCCGAAGAACTTCCGGCGCATCTTCCGGACCTCATTTGTGTGCCACATCAGCCGGCCGACCAACGCGCCGATCATGGTCGTTGCCGCGCCGCCAAACCAGGCATTGAGCAGCTCGATCAGAGACGAATATTTCTGCGACATTCAGCGCCCTTCCCCGTGTCTCGCGCATTCCCCTTTCGTCCAGACCGCCGCGGCGCAGATGCCGACGATGGTCCAGCCGATCTTGCACTGATCTGCCGGCGTCGCGCCGATCAAGTCAGTCCCGACGATGCTTCTGAGGGCCGTCGCACTCCCCGGCCCCGAAGTTCCACAGCCCGCCAGCAGCAAGGCAGGAGTCGTAATCATTGCGCTTCGAATGAGCGCGGCTGGCCGATCATTGTTCTGTCTCTCAATAGCGGTTTTAGCGGATCGGGCACCGTCCTCGCGGATCTCGACGATGACCCAGGTGATGGCGGCGAGCACGAGCACGCCGCCGAGGATCTTCGGCCAGCCGACCATCACTTCAGCCCCAGGGCGCCGCGCACCGCCGGCATGGAGGTGATCGCGTAGACAGCGAAACCGACGATGACGACGAGGATGGCGATCTGCACCCGCCAGTCGAGCACGACCAGGTTCAGTTCTTTCAGCCCAGTCACGATCGTGCCGCCGGCCGTCAGCAGCCAGGTCCAGAACCGGCCGGACTTGCGAACCGGCTTCGCTTTCGGCTTCGGACCGGGCGAAGGCACGCGACGAGCTTCCGGCTCCTCTACCGGTTCGTGCGGCCGGCGCGCCGCCTCAAGGACCTCTTGCAGCACCGCCTCGACCTTCTCCGGCCTCACCAGCGCCTTGTTGAGCCCGTCGCCGGCATAATAAGACTGCCCGCGCCTAACCGCGCGCTCGCTGCCCTTCGTGGTGGCGAGAACCGGAAAGGAAGCCCATTCCTTCGCCAGGTTTTCTGCGAACTGGACGAGGCTGATCTTACCAACGATGAACTCTGGGTAGCCGCGGCGCACGAGCAGCTTGTAGGCGAGCCAGTCCTGCAGATCGGGCGTGAAGACATCTTTTCCGCTGATCGACGTGACCTGCTTCGCAAGATCGATCAGCGTCGCGCGCATGAACTGATAGCCGCCGGCCGCGCTAGAGCGGAATCGCTTCGACCAGCCCTTCTGCGCATCGACGATCTCGCCATAAGTCATGGCGGTGAGGGGTTTCGGCAGCTTGCCCTGATTGTGGCCGTAGATCACGTCATAGGACGCGCGGTCGCTCCGCCCGACTTCCGTTTCACGGATGAAGTCGAGCAGGATCGCCGCGCCGGGAGGCACGGTCTTATCCATTTGATTGTCCTTGTGTTGGGAGCTTTAGAACCGCGCCAAGCGGGATCTATGTGGTGGAACTTTTCCCTCGGCGCACCTGTTGAGACGAATTGGCTCTCAAACGAAAGCGAACACCGCCATGAATGCGCAGAAGGCAGGAATGGCCCGGTTGTTTTTGGCGGCGCCAGATCTGCGTGCTAGCGCGTGGATGATGAACAGCTCCGTATTTCTGAAGCTCTGCGTGGCGTACGAGCATGCGTGTCTGCGCCGCGACGGCCTTCGATGCGCCGCCGAGAAAGACGACGAGGCCCTGATTAGATGTGAAGCTGAGTGCAGAAGCCTAGAAGCTGCCGCCATCACTTACATTCGGACACAGCGGCAATTCTCCGGCCTTCGCTGAAAATGACGGCCTCAGGGAAGCAACGCCACGACAAGCGCCGCTACGAAAGCGGCTGCGGCGAGAACTGCAGTCCATTCTATTATCTTGACGCGTTCGTCGGGACGCATCGCACTCCTCCTATGTTGCGCCCCGAACATAAAACGCGCGGCAGTGCCGGAATGTTGCGTCGTCACGGCCACTCAAACGCCGGCAGCTCGGTCATGAACTCTTCGACACTCGGCTGCGGTCGCTCGCCGGCCAGCACCTTCACCAGCTCGGCCGTGGAATAGGTCCACACTGCCGAACGCCAAGCGAAGAGGGCCTCGCCCTCGGCCGCGAACTGCGGGTTCGGATCGCCGCGGTAGGTGATGGCGGTCTGGATGCCGTCATATTGCCGCTCGCGCGCTTTGGCATCGAGATGCGCCTGGATGGCGGCGGAGTATTGCGCCTGCAGCGCAGCGCTCGCCTCTGCCGCCTTCTGCTCGGCCGTGACAACTTTCGATAGGTCAACCGTCCACATCGGCGGGCTCCTCTTCAGCAGGATCAGGGATCGACGGCTGCGGATCGGCCGGCAATGCAATCACCCCGTCGGGCGGGTCGATGAGTGGCGGAGGAAATGCAACGGCCTGAGACGGCCTCGGGCCGTGCGGCAGGATGAGCATCAGGTGAAGCTCGCCGGCGATCCGTTCGACGGGGCCGACAAGCCATTCACAAGGAACCTTGCCGCCCGGGATCGTGGCGCCGTCCGGCAAGGTCGAGAAGTCGAATGGCACACCGTTGATCGTGAAAACGTCGCCTGCCTTGGTGACCGTCAGGAGGTCATCGCGGCGTTGGGGAGAGAACTTGATTTGCATTAAAACCACCTTCCAAGGGCACCAAATCGGATCGTGTCGCTGGTCCGAGAGGCATAGGCGTAGGCCGACCCCACCCACGAACCGAAAGCAGTTCTGGGGTTCACCCAGGCGTTAATTGTCGTCGTCACGTGACCGAACCCCACCGGCTGAATTCCGGTGAAAAGGACCGGCATCGGCGCACTCACGGCGTTGGAATAAAAAACGTTGCCGGCAGCCTGGGTCATTGCGACGGGAAGTTCCGGTGACGTGCAAATCATGGTGCCGTCGGCAAATTTGACGTACTCCCCATTGGCATTGCTGCCCCGTTCAATGACGGCGCCAGCGGGAAAGCCCGCGGAGTTTGATACGGTCCCCACAACCGGTAGCTCAACGATCGTCCAGTCCGTCCAGCTTGTGCCGCCGTTGACGGTGTTCCTTCTGAAGACCTGGTTGTTGTCTCGGTAGAAATATTGAAACACGGCATTGGCGCTTCGCTGGAGAACCACGAGCGTGCCTGTCGTGGCTACCGAGGCAGCTCCAGCATAGGTGTTGGCCCAGTTCCCCGAGAGTGTGTAAACGCCGGCAATGGTGATCGTGTTGAGGTCGCCATCGACCAATCCGACATCACTGTTAGCAGGGGATCGCACGGAGCCGCCCCATACAGGACCAAGCTTCAGAAGGGCGTCGAGCACGGTCGTCGACGAAAGCAGGTCCCGCCCCTTCGCCTTGATGTCCGCAAGAGCACCGGAATTCGCTCCGGTGAAATAGGCGAACTTATCAGCGGCCGGCGTCAGGCCGGCCAAAGCCGCCAGCACCGCATTGTCGAGCCGTTGGATATAGGTCGAGAGCGCCTGGGCGTTGACGGTCTGCTGCTGCAGATAGGCCGTGTCGCGGATGATCCAATAACCCTGCCCGGCCGCCGTGGTGCCGCGCCATGGCTTGGCCAGCGTCAGCTGCGTGTTGCTGTCGACGGAAAGGATTGGGACGGAGTTGCCGTTGCTGCTGTCAAGGCCGAACAGCCCTCCGGCAATCAACGCCGTCGCCCAGGCAGTCCCTGAGCCGGTGACAACGGCGCTGCCGGCGGTCACGGAAACCGTGCCCGTTACATAGGGTATCGTCATGTCAGGAGTTCCTAAGCTGGGATGCCGAGAATGTAGTAGCGGATGCCGAGCACGTGATCGGCGCCTTCCGTTCGCCACGTGCCGGGATCGTCCGCATCGTTGTAGTAGTCGCCGGGCTGACCGCGATTGGTGACAAACGTGGCGCTTGTCTGCGTGAGGCGGCAATGGGAACTATCACCACACTCGAAATTGCTGTTGGTCGAGTAAACGCGTTGACGAACCGTCGGAAGCTTGATCGACTCGGTCCAACTACCAACGCTCGTTTCGGACCCCGCTCCGTGTTTGGTCATGTATTTGACCATCGGGAACATGCCGGAAGCGTCAAAGTTGATGACCGTTTGGAGCGGGCTTCCTACCGCAACACTGAAATAGCCTTCCGCTATGATTTGCACGCAAGGCCAGCGCGTATCGATGATGATATCCGCCCATGATGGCGGGTTGGCTGAACCAGGGCGCAAGAACTGCACAACGTCTTGGCCGCTTTCGGTGAATTCCCTTAGCACCCGGTTACTGCCGTTCGTCGGCGGGTCTCCTGCGTCGAGGTAGAGCATGAACCGCGCGCGCATCGTATCGGACGAATTGAAATAAATTCGCGAGCCGCTGAACCAATAATCCGCACCCAGGCCGTTACTCATGTTCGGATTGAACGGGTAGTAGATCGTTGATCCCTCGTAAAAATGAACATCAAGGGCGATGTTTCCCGGCAAGGTGATGCCGGTCTCATAGAAGGATTCACCGGCAGGAATTGCGATGTCCGCAGCGGCAATGACCTTCACCGGCACACGGCGGCTGTCGAACGAAACTTGCCATTCGTTCGCCGTCTCCGCGTTGTAGCCGGGCTTTGCGATTATCATCTTATCGGATCGAAGAATGATGTTCTTCGTTCCATTTGGCGCCAATGGCGGCGCTTCCAGCGACGGGTCTTCATTGCCGGGCAGGTTCCACACGATCAACCGCTTGTCTCGCGACAAGAAGCGGTTGTATGCATCGTCATTCGTTGACGTGGTGATTTTGGCATAGGTACCATATGGGAAATCACCCCATTGACTGACGCTGCCGCTAAAGTTTTTCACCCACGGGGCCTGATACCAGTTCCCCATAAAGAAATAGCCGCCCTGGTCGTTATAGTATTTCCCTGAATAGCGGCGCTGAATTCGCTGCTGGTTGAAACGCCCGGTGTTCGTCCGTGTGGCTTTCACGTCAAACAGGGGCATATTGTATTTGCATTTCGGGAACGCGGAATTACGGAACAGCCATGTCGATTCCCCGCCGCCTGATCCTTCCATCTTCTGATAGTTGGACGCGTTCGACCCTGCCGGGTAATAATTGTACTGGACACTTCCGCCAGAGCTAATTTGATTGATACGCTCGATATGGGCAATCGACGCGTTCAGAGCGTATTTCGAGTTATAGAGGAACTTCGACCGCTGGCTGTCCGGCGTGGTGCGCGGATTGTCGGCGTCATTCTTCATGATCTTGATGCAGCCGGCGCCGGTCGAGTCGACGCCAATCATTGTCCTGGTCATCAGCTGAAGATCTCGATCGTGCCGTTGTTGAGGTCGATTTTCATTTTGCCGTTCAGCGACTGAAGAAGACCGGCATTGACCGTGCCGATGTTGGCAACGGCCAGCTTCAGCTCGCCATCTTCGAAGACGAGTGGGTAATGGCGGTTATTGCCTGACGTGACGAGGAACTGATCTGCCTGCACGGCCATGCGCGACTTCTGCACACCGCCTTCGGTGTAAAGCTCGACATAAAAGCCCGACACCTTGAAGCTCTGGTTGGTCCCGGCCCGCAGCAGCACGGAGAAACGCGCATCAACGCCGGTCGGCGCCGCGACCGCCTCGAACTTCACCAGTCCTTGTGCGAACCGGCCGTTGAAGTCAGCGCTCACGCCGCTGATGCTGCTCGCGAGTGCGCCGTCGCCGTCTGCGCGAGCGGTCTCCTCGGCGATCAAGCGGGCGAGGTTGCCATCGACTTCAGCGTCGAGTGTCGTGATCGAGCTTGCGAGGGCGCTGTCCGTCGTTGCGCGCACGGTCTCCTCGGTGATCAGCCGCGCATGTGTGGTGCCGAGGCTAGCCTGCAGGTACGTGAGCAACTGCGCCATCGCCTCGTTCTCGGAGACGCGAACCCGGCGCTCCTCGGTGATCTGCGCCAGCGCATCACCGATGGTGGCAACGATCTGCTGGCGCTCGATCTGACCGACGGCACCCTCAAGTGAGAAAGCATCCAGCAGCTCGACCAGGCGCGGCCGGAAGAATTCGTCCATCTCCTGCTGCAGTTCCTTGAAGCGGTTGAGCGCATCGTCCTGTAGCTGCTGCAGGCCAGTGAGCAGCGTCTGCAATCCGGTCGGCTGCGCCGTCGTCATCCAGGGCGTGAAGGTGCGCAGCCGGTCGGGCACAGTCGTGATCGTCGCCCGGGCATTGTAGACCTTACCGGAGACGACGTTCTTCGTGGTGCGGAAGCTGCCGTCCTCGGGTGAGGTGCACTGATCCTCGAAGATCTCTGTCGTGCCCTCGAGCTGGTAGACGAAGCGGACGGCGGTGATCGTCGGATCTTCCGGCGGCGTCCAGGTGAAGACGAGCGCCGGCGTGTCATAGCCCTGCGCGCCGTTGATCATGCCGACGGCAACATTGAAGTTCTGCACGGTCGACAGCAGCGACGGATTGATCGGCGGCGTCGGCGGCACGACGATTGGGCCGGGCTCGATGCCGTCGTCGTCATAGATCGCCGCACTGGTCTCCGAAAGCACCAGCGTGATGCGCAGCCGCTCGTCGGCTCGCCATTCACTGATCAGCCAGCTCTTGCCGCGCCAGGTGATCCATTCGCCTTCCTGGACCGCCAGGCCAAAGCGACGGCTGACGGGAACCGTCGCCTTGCCGCCCATGCGGTTCTGCCGATAGCGGATATTGAGCAGATACTGCGCAATGTCCGGATCGGTCACCTGCAGGAAATCGATGCTCGTCTGCCGGTTCCGGCCGTCGGCGGCGATGTCCGCATTGACATAGACCGGCTTCAGGCTTTCCGGGTTCCACATCGATTCGATCGAGGTGAACTGGCCGGAAAGATGGTTGAAGCGCTCGAAGGCCGATGGCCGGAACTGCACGTCCTTGGCGCGGTCGATCGGGATATCGGCGACAGTCAGATCCTTGACCGGGATCTGCGGTGCACCGGGAATGACGCCAGAAAGGCCGCGGCGATTGAGGCCATAGCCGGCCATCGCGTCATCGAACTGCTTCAGCACCTCTGTATGATCGTCGTCACCGCTGACGAAAAGCGAGCACTCATAGGTCTTCTTGCCGTTGCTGCGCAGAGTGTCGCAGACGTTCATCGCCACGAAATAGGTGGCGAGATCGATCTGCCCGAGGCTCTTGCCCTCGCCGATCAGCGTCCGGCCGGAGACCAGCGCGCGCAGGCCGAGCTGATAATTGAGGCGGTGCACGGCGGGGTTCTTCGTGTGCACCCAGGTCGACGGCGTATTGAGCCGCTGCGTCCCGGAGCCACCGGCAACCGTCGAGTCCTTGCGCGGATCGTATTCGCGCAGGCCGCGCAGCACGAAATCGATGTCCGGCTTGCCTCTGCCGGCGTCGCGGAAGAATTCGAGGTGATAGTAGCGCTCGACGACGACGTAGCACATGCCCGAAAGCTTGCTGGTCGCCTTCCACTTGTTGCCGAGATTGGCCGTGACCTCGACGAGGCGCTGATCGACACCCTGCCCCGGCCGACCGTCGTAGAAGCGGATCGAGATCGCGCTGTTGCCGTCGCCGTCGAGGAAGCCTTGGACGCCGTAGCGTGCGACCTCGTTGCCGATCGTCGCCTGCGCCACGAGATTGTATTTCTCGCCATACATGTAGACGTAAGGCTCCAGACCGTCGCACCAGCCGTTGGCGAGGATGAAGACCTCGGCATTGCGCTTGTTGCCCTTGTCCCACTTGGCATAGAAAGCACGCTGCCCCTTGGTCTTGCCGACGCCGTAGAGGGTGCCGACCGGCACGTCGCCGCCGAACTGGATCTCGCCCTGGACGGCCGTGTGCTTCTGCTTGCCCTGTTTCTGCTGGGTGAGCTTGCCCACAGCAAACTTCGCGCCGAAGGCGAGCGCGCCGCCGATCAGGCTGGTGGCAAGCGCAGAGCCGCCGAACAGCGCGCCGGCGATCGCCGTGGCGATACCTGTAAAGATTGCCATGATGGATTATCCGAGATGAAAGGCTGCGACGACGTCAGCGAGGCCGTGATCGCTGCGGCCGCGTTCGGTCTTGGTGACGAAACGGGCGCCAAGGCAGACGCCGACATGTTCGGCGCCGTCGGCAAGACGCAGGATGACGAGATCGCCGAGACGCGCTTCCGCCCCGCCCTTCGGCTGCTGGCCGAGCTCGGCCGCGAAGAAGCTCACCAGCGACGTGTGCCCCCGCCGGCGCAGCGCACGCTGCGCACCGGCAAGCGTCCGATAGGCGCCGCGGTATTTGTCGGCGAGTGCCGAGCCCGTCAGCGCGTCAATCAAGGCGCAGCCGAGCATGAAGCAATCGGCCGATCCATAGGCATAGGGTTTCGCAAGCTCACGCGCGAGCGTGGCTTCGACGATGCGGAAGCGGTTCATGGGGACCTATCAGGATTCGACATTTTCGACTGGGGATGCTTATCTCCCGCAACTTTTAGGAGATAAAGCATGGCGAAGACCGAGCAGGCCATTGGGGCCGGAGTAGCAGCGCAAGCATTGGCGGCTGCTGCGCTGGAAATGCTGCTCTGGTTAGGGCACGACGACGTTATTGAGGAAGTCAAGTCGATTGCGTTGCATACTGTGAACCGGTCCATCGACGAAGCATCGAACATAGACAAGGATCGGGCGAAAGATCACGCCCGCCACGCCTTGTTGGCACTCGTTGAAACCATTAAGTTGAAGCAGGCGACGGACAAAACACGGCAGGATCGATTGTCATAACAACAGAGCCGTTGACCTCCCGATAGCTGTGGCCAATCGAAGAGGCTATCGTGTTCAGTCTTTGGTGGCGTCTCCGGGACATTCGTGCGGCGCACGCCCTGAGGACTTGTAATCTACTGCTATTACGTTTTTCATCGAAGGAACTCCTATCGGCTCACCTGGCCCCATTCCTCGGGGATGGTCGCATTCGTCGCCACGTGCTCCAGGCCCGTGTCGGTCGGATCGTTGTCGAATTTTTGCTCTTCGCTCGACCGCTTGACCCCCGTGCTACCGCGCGCCGATCGCCCCGGCGGCTGTAGGTCGATCATCAGCGTCAGCGTTCGTTCGGAACCAGAGACCGCTCCCTCGTTGTAGCGGACCTGGTCGATCTCGTAGATGGTCGAGACCAGCACCCCGACGACGTTGCTCGTGTTCGGCTCGCCGGCGAGCGAGGTGATGATGACGGGCGCGTTCTGGTAGTTGAACTCCTCGATCCGCGCGACCGCATCCTCAGGATCGGTCACCGGAATGTTGGAGAAGACGATGGTCCGCGTGGTGACGGCCACGCCGACGGCGCTCACCAGGTCGCCGGGCTGCAGATACCGGTTCGGCAGGTACAGCAAGCCATTGTAGGTGAACTTGCGACCGCCGCGGTGATAGCCGACGGTTTTGCCGGGCAGATCGAAGCGGATCAGGTCCAGCAAGGCGAATTCGCCGCTCTCAATCAGGTCCTCGACCTCGGGAGATAGCACGCTCATGGGAGGAACAGCTCCGTTGCGGTAAACTGCACATTATAGTTCGGCCAAGTCTTCGGCAGGCTGAAGCTCCCCGAATCCATCTCCATGATGCAGGATGGCTTCTCGAAATGGACGGTGCACGGCAGGGTGAACACCTCCAGGTCGAGACCGAAGCGGATCTTCAGGGTCACGACGCCCGCTGCGCTTGCTGTCGCGGCCAAAGTGATCCGGTGCAGCGATCGCACGAAGGTCGATTTCCGCACCTCGACATAGTCACCGGGGCCGAGCTTAAAGCCGGCCGGCAGGCCCGAGACGACGATGGTGTTGGCGTCGGTGATCGACTGCAGCACGGCGTCTCCATTAAAGGCTCCGCCGCCCGCCTTCACGCCGGAAAGCGGGTTGCTGCCCTGATAGGCAATCGGCCGAGGCCGGTGCGGGTCGTAACCGGCAATATAGCCGCCATCGTTCGCCTCCATGTTGAAGGCGTCGAACAGCGCCGCCTCGGCCGTGGTCAGCTTCGATGCGGAATAGGACGCGGCCCAGTATGGCGTCCCGGAATAGGCCGTCTCGGTGCGGCGGCCCTCCATGCGGTTGGTATCGCGGATGCGAACCGGATCAAACGCGACCTGGCCGTAAACCACGTTCGGGAGCGAAATGAGAAACGCCATCAGAAATCTTCCCCGCCATTCTGGCGATAGTTGGCCCGGGCTTCCTCGTTGCTGCGCACGATGCGCACTGTCTGGTCGCCGGTCTGCTCTAGGATGCTGGCCAACAAATCCTTGCTCAGTACGATCTCAACGACGGTCCGCCCGCCGCCTCCATCGCCCTCTGCCGACGCGCCGAACAGCTTGCTCGGCGCGATGATCCGGCCGTGGCTGGTCGGAGCAAAGAACTCGTCCTCATATTCGTTGACCCGATAGATGCGCCCGGGAGAAACATCACCGCCGCCAGCGCGCGCACCGCCATAGCCGAGGAAGTCACCGAGCGTTGTGGTCGGCACGAAGCTGGAGCTCAGTCCACTACCACCGCCGAAGATCTCGCTGAACAGCGAGCCGAAGAGCCCTTTCCCGTTCGTCTGGACATTGATGATCTCGGTGAGCAGCGCCGCGATCGCCTCCTTCGCGTCGAAACTGCCGTCGACGATGCGCATCAGCTGATCGTCGAGAACCTGCCCCATTCGCTCGGCCGCTTCCTCGCTCCGCTCATACTGCTCGGCCAGAGCCTCCTCGGCCGCGAGTTGGCGATATTTCTCATCAATGAGCGCCGAGATCTGCTGGCCTTCCTTCGAGGTCGCCTCGACACCCGCCTCGCGCAGCGACGCGATCACGTCGTCGATCGCCTTCTTTTCTTTCTCGGCTTCCGAGACTTTCTTGGACCGGCCGCCGCCTTTTTCTTCCGTGGGGATCGGCGTCCAGGTCCTCTCGGCTGGGCGATTCATCGGCTTGAGGCGATCGCTCAGGATATTAACGATCTTCGCCTCTTCTTCGGCGAGTTTCCGGCTCTCTTCCTTCAGGGCTTCTATCTGCCCGGTGTAGCCGGCAAGGTTGGCGTTCTTACTGTTTTCAAAACCAAGCTTCCTGGCGACATCGGAGAGCTTCTCGTCCTGTCGAGCCTGCGCCTCCTTCTTCTTGAGGATTTCATTCTCGATCTCGAGCCGACGCTCGCCGAGTTCAGCTTGCCTGCCCTGAAGCGTGCTGTTCATTTGGTTTTGGAAATCGCGAAAACCGTCGATAAATTCCGCCAGACTGTCGGCAGCAGAGACGATGGCGGATTTCAACTTCGTACCGACCGTCGTCGCAAGCATGTTGAACTTGCGGTCGACGTCTGCAGCCTTCTGGATCATCTGCTCGTCAAGAACGATGCCCAGGTCGTTTGCGGCCTGAATGGTGTCGCGGATGCCCGCTTCGCCGGCCTCGATAAGCTGCACGAACTGTTCGCCGCCTGCGCCGCCGAAGATCTCGTCCATGATGCGGATCTGTGCCGCCTTGTCGAGCTCGCCCAGCCGACCGATGATCTCGGTGAAGAGATCGGCCGGATCCTCGAGCTTCCCCTTCAGGTCCTCGGCCGAGTAGCCGAGGCGCTGGAAGGCCTCTGCTGCCGAGCCGCCGCCGGTGACGATGAATTCGTCGGCCCGAAGGTTCAATTCCTTGATGCCGTCGGTCAGCGCGTCGACGCCGACACGGTTCTGCTCGGCGACATATTTGAGCTCCTGGAAGCTCTTGACGTCGAGGCCGGCCCGACGCGCCTCGTCGCCGATCGAGGCAATCGCGCTCGCTGCGTCGCGCAATGCGGTGACGCTGGCGGCGGAGACAAGCCCGGTCACGAGACCGGCGCCGCCGGCCACGAGGTTCTTGATCCGGCCGAAGGATGCAACGACGTCAGTTGCCGTCGACTTCGAGAGTGCCCGCACCCGGGCAAGCGCGGACTCGAAGCCCTTCGGATCACCGGAGATCGTGACGGGAATGTCGGGACGGCTCATTGGTGACCTCAATTATGGAGAAGATCGCGTCCACCAGTTGACTTCCACTCACGCTGTGCAACTTGTTGCGTTCAACAGCAGCGGAGTGGAAATGTGGCGGTCGCGATCTTTGTGTTAGGCCTTCTTCAGGTATTCGGCGGCGTACTTGTCGCTTTCGCAGCGAAATCTGCAATGAATGAGATTGTCGGCGCCATTTCCTTCGGCCTCGGCGTCGTCGGCGCGGCGCTCGGCATTATTATTGCCAAGATTGACGACTAGGTGAAACCAAGCTGATCAACTGCCGATCGTCCTCGCGTTCGGACTGCCCTTCAGCGATGGACGAACGCCATGTTCCGCTGCAATGCGCCGGACCTCCTCACGCGAAATGAACGGTCCGCCACGGACGTTTCCGGAAAGCCCCTCCACGGTCATCTCGAATTCCGCCGCCGTCGCCTTCCAGAACATTTCCGGCGACCAGCCGAGCATCTTTGGGTTGGTGGCGATCCGGTAGAGCGACTTGAGATGATCCTTGATCAGGAGGGGCTTACGGGCTTTCCCAGGACGGCGTCTCCCGCAATCTGCGAAGCCGTCCGCTCGTCCCGCCGCACTGTCCCGGCAGCAATGTGAGCCGACAGCGCCTTCTCGACCGCCTCGCGCCAGGCGAGCTGGTCGGCGGCCGAGATATTGCCGTCGTCGAGGATCTTCGCGGAAAGCGCCGATATCTGATCCTCGTCATCCGCGACGATCAGGCAGCGGACGGCGCAGGCAACCGCCTTCGGCTCGAAGCCGAGGAGACGGCCGTAAAGCTCGTCGAGGGTGCGGGCGCCGATCGCATCGGAGAGGCGAGCGAGCCCGGAAAAGGTGACGGCGATGCGGAAGTCGATCGAGCCGATGCGAACCGCCGCCTCGCCGCGTAATGGGTTGGCAGGCAACATGGAACTCTCCGCTTAGACAGCCGGCACGAAGGTAAGAGCGCCGGTCATGGCGCAGCGGATATCGGCCTGCAGCTCGTTGGTCTTGTCGCCGGAGAAGGTCATCGAGACGAGCATGTCGCCTTCAAACGTGCCGACGCCGGGCACCGTGACCTGATACTCGGTGATGACCTGGTTGACGGCATCGGCGGTTACCGCCTTCATCGTGACGGTATCGACGAAGGCGCCCTGCCCGCTGAAACGGATGGACTGGATGCCGTACATCAGCGCCAGCGTGAGCTTGCTGCCGGGATCGGTGCAGCTCGGCTTGGTGATGTCGATTTCCTCGTTGTTGATCTCGAGGGATCGCTGTTCGGTGATGCAGGCCAGGGTGAAGGCGCCTGCACCGGTCGAGCGGGCAAGCGTAAGCTGACGGCCGAGAGCCATGGCAAAGTCCTCTTTGTGCTGGTGGGAGTGGTGGCGCTACTGCATGCCGCCCAAAAGTGTGCAGCGGTTTTGGGATAACGGCATGCAGAGCGTTTAGAGCGCAGCCTGTTCCGGATTGGCGGCGAGCGTCTTGTAGGCGATCTGGTAGTTGAGTGAACCGGCAAGCAGGGAAATGCCGGTCTGCGGGTTGACGAAGTACTGTTCCGACTGCAGCAGCGCCTCAATGGCGAGGCCGCCGAAGGTCATGTCCGAGGCGATCGCAGCCTCGATCAGCACGCAAAGCCGGTCGAATTCCTCTTCCGGCTCATCGTCCCGCAGGTGCACGACGATCGAGAGCGGCAGGGACCGATCGTGACCGTCCTCTCCGGCTGGCCCTGACGAGGGTCGGACCATCAAAGTCTCTGATCTGTCGGCCCAGGTAACTGTCAGGGCCGGCAGCTTCTCCTGCGGGATCGCGCCCTTGCGGCCACGCTTCACCTTGTCAGCACCGGAGAAGTCCGGAATGGCCGAGAGGCGCGCGATGACGGCCGCGAAGATCTGGCTGCGGAGATGCGCCATGTCAGGCGACCGAGCGGCCGAGGTCGCGCAGCGCCTGGTTTACGACAGCTGCGGAATAACCCGCCTCGAGAATCTGTGCGCGCGCCTTGCCGCTATCAAGCTGGCGACCGATGTCGGAGCGTATCGCCGAGCGGAGCCGCGACGGCAGTTGCGGCCATGGCCGCTGCGTCATGGCGCCGGCGGTCTGGCGCGCGGTCTTCTTCTTGGCGCCCTCTTCCGTCGAGAACAGCGCCTGGCAGAGGTCCTCCATCGGATCGACCGCCGCGTGCGGCGTAGATTCCTGTTCCTGTGTCTTCATGATCAGATATCTCCGGCAAGAGAGATGCGGAGCATGGCCCGCGCATCGTCGTCGATATTAATGACCTGGTAGGTGACGCCGCCGATTGCGACGCTGTCGCGCTGGCTGGCGAGACCTGTCACTGCGGAGGCGGATACGGCGAGCAGATGGGTGGTGCCTTCGACGGCCTGCTCCTGCTCCTCCGCCAGGTCGGTTTCCCGCCACACTCGCAGGATGACCCGCACGGCGGGCCTCGCGACACCGTCGACCGTGAACACGGCGTCGGCATTGCCGAAGGCTTTGGCGAACTTCGGCCCCATCCGTTCGAACATGGCGGGACGCGGCGTCATTTCGGAGCCTTGAGCTTTTCGATCTCGGCCTGAAGCTTGGTGACTTCGCCGGCCAGCGTCGCATTGTCGGTCTCGAGCTGCTCGTTCTGCTTCAGCAGCGTGCTGCGATCGCCGATCGCGCTGACGCGCTCCGCCGTGAGCCGGTCATTGTCGGCCGAAAGCTTGTCGTTGTCGGCCGAGAGCTTCTCGATCGCCTCGCGAAGCCTGTCGAGATCGACGGAAGGCACGGGCGCCGTGGGCGTGGCGTCGGGACCGGCGGTCCAGGCACCAAAATTTTTGCGGAAGTTTTCCGCTTCCTCGGCCGTAAGGCCGCCGGGACCGACCGGAACCGGCTCGCCGGGCGCGTAGGTTTTCTTGCCGACCTTGACGGTCACATTGAACTGCTCGGTTTTCTTGCTCATCGGAGCGTCCTTTCAAAGTCCCCGATATCCGCCGGCTGGAAACCGGCGGATATGTGGACGAACACGGGTTGGAAGGGATTAGCGAACCAGCGCGAACAGGCTGGCGTCCGGCTCCGGAGCGATCGGAAGCGGTGCTGCCTGCGTCTGGACGATGGTTCGCGACGGGTTCCGTTCCCGCCACATGTCGGGGAAGCGCTCCATGGAGAGGAGCGCATCGTTGTCGAGGATGGCGCCGTAAGCGAAGTGGCCCATGAAACCGAAGGGATCGAAAATTCCGACGCCCATGGACGGCCAGAAGTTATTACGCACCCCGCCGACGGTGTAGGGCTGCGAATACTGGATGAACGTCAGCTCGCCGATGGTGCCGAGAACCGCATAATACTTGTTCTCCGCGCCGGTGCTGACCGGCCCCAACTGCATGATGCCGCCATCCTGGCGCCTGTTGTCGAGCGCCTCGAGGAAGCGCAGCGACTTCTTCAGGAGACCCGCAGCGCCGGGACCGAGCAGGACCTCGCGGGCGGTGAACCCACTGGTATCGGAGAGCAGCTGCGCCCACGCTTCGATATCGTCCATCGGATCGACGCCGGCTTCGCCCCAGCGTGCCGCGCCGGCGAGAGCGATCGTCAGCGCGGCATTACGGCCGAAATTGACAGTCTGCGTCGGATAGTCCTCGCCCTCGACGATCACCTGGCCGGTACGGATGACCTGCGAGCACATGAATTCCTCGCGCCGGGTGATCCGCTGGTCCTGGTCGTCGATGATCGTCGCCAGATTGTAGGCGTAGCGCTGCGCCGGCGAGTTGCGGCCGCCGATCGGCTCGCCCGGCATACGGATCATGTTGCCGCCGGGGCGAAGCGTATTCTGCGGCTTGACATAGGCCGGCGTGAAGCTGGTCGCCTTGAAGCCGCGGTTGGCCGAGTCCTTACCCGGCACGTCCGGATGGACGAACGGCGCGAGCTCACGGTCGGGCAGGATCTTGTCGAAGACGATCTGTTCCATGTCGGAAAGAACCGTGGTCGAGAAATAGCGATCGCGCAGGAATGCTTCCGGGCGATCGCGGGGCGGCAGAACCGCAACGAGTTCCGCGGTGGAGAGGAGAAGTTCTTCCATGTGTGGTGTCCTTTCGGTCTCGGGCTTACTTCAGGACGCGCACGTAGAGGGGAGCGCCTGCCTTGCGGAACGCGGCCTCGACGGTAGCGGCCGTGTGTCCGGCGCCCAGAATGAGTTTCGTCGAATCGAAGGCGCCGCTCGCGTAAGCCGCGGCGACGACATCGCCGGCGGATGCATCGCAGTCGGTCGCCAGCACCAGGGCGGGCGTCTGCGAGCCGTCAGCAGCGGCCGAAGCGGACAGGTTGTATTTGTCCGATGCGGTGATGTTGCCGAGGACAGCGCCACGCTTGAGGTTCTGGCCGCTGACGATGGTGATGTTGCGGGTGATGACCGGCACGTCGGAAACGAGCAGGTCGTTCGGGGCGAAGGTTGCTTCTCCCATGATCAGGAATCCTTCCGGTTACGGCCGTGACGGGCCAGGATGGTGGAGCGGACGGTGGAGATCACCGCCTGTTTCTCGGTGGCCCTGCCGCCGCCTGGTGTGCCGGCGCCGAGCGTCGGGCTCTTTCCGGCCATGCGACCGCCAAGGCGCGATCCGCCGGCGGAGGCAGAGGAGAGAAGCGCCCCCGCTTCCTTGGCCGAGTAGAACCTCGAACCGAAGGCAAGCTCGGCGGCGAGGCCGGGATTGCTCTCGGCCTTCGGATGCATGAGGATCGAGCGGATGCGACCCTGCTCGGCGCGGCGGACGGCGCTTGCCGAGGTCTTGCCGTCGTCGGTCTCGTCTCCCTCGGTTTCGGCGCTGGTGTCCTCTTCCTCGGTCTCGCTCTCCGGATTGGAAGAGCTATCCTCGGCGGAGGTGTCCTCCTCTTCGGTTTCGATCACTTCCTCGTCTTCCGGCCGCTCGTCTTCCAGCCGGGAGCCCTTCTTGCCGCTAATGGCGGCGAGCACGCTCCGCGTGAGCGCGCTGCTACGCGTCAAGTTCGACATTCGTCGTCTCCAGTTGATGTTGGGGTTAGCCGGCTGTCCGGCTCAGTTCAGCTTCGAAGGCTTCGAGAACCTGCGAAGGGCGTGCAACCGCGTCGGCGAGGCCGGCATCAACCGCCTTCTGTCCGCGATAGACCCGCGCCTCAGTGGCGAGAGCGGATTGCTGTGTCAGCCGGCCGGCACGGTACCGCGCGACGGTCGCTGCGAATTCGACGCGGAGCTCTTCGAGCTCAGCGAGTTCCTGCTGAAGCACATCGTCGGGGATGGCCTCATAAGGGTTGAAGTCGGCCTTGTGCTCGCCGGCCTTCAGGATGGTGACCTTCAGGCCTTCCTTCGCGAGCCAGGCGCTCATATCGACATGCATCGAGATGACGCCGATCGAACCGCAGATACCGGTCTGCGGAATGACCAGCTGCCGGCAGGGCGACGCCAGCAGATAACCGGCCGAGCAGGCATGATCCGTGAGGACTGCGATGGTGGGCTTCACCTGCGAAAGCTCGAAGATCTGCTCGGCGCAATCGAAGGCGCCGGTCACCTCGCCGCCGTAGCTGTCGACTTCGAACACGACGGCCTTGATATCGTCGCGCTCGATGCAATCCCGGACCTGCACTCCGATCGCTTCGTAGCTGGTCATGCCGCAGGACTTGCCGATCCACTTGCCCTTGTTGACGAGCGATCCCTCGATCTCGACGAGCGCAATGCCGGACGCGACAAGAGCCGGACCAGGGTAGATTCGCTCTCCGTCCCAGTCGGTCGCATTGCGCAGCTTCTCGCCGACGAGGCCCATCTCTTCGCCGCCGGCGACGTGCGACGGAGCGTCAGGACTGCCGAGCACGCGCGGGCCGAAAGCCCGCGCAATGATGTCGCCCTTCGACGGATGCAGCATCAGCGGCGTGCCGAACATCCGACTGGCGATTTCGGGATAGTTCCTCATGCCGTTTTCCTTCTGGCAATGCGCGGGATGCCGGCAGGATGTCGACGCGCCGACGTGCGGCCGTTGACCTCTTCCTCGGTTTCGTCACCGGGTTCGGCTGGCGGAGCTGCACTCGCCTGCGATCTGGCTTCGGGCTTGCCCGGATCGGGATCGAGGCCGAGCCGCTCGTAGAACGCCCGTTCCCGGGCGCGCTGCTGCGCATCCATCTTCCAGTCCCGCCCCTGCTCGGCCGCTTCCTGCTGGAGGGTGGTGAGGTTGCCGGCGAGCCGCTCGCTGGCGGCCTGCGCCTCGCGCAGCGGGTCGATCCAGCCTCGGCCGGGGCCGATCCAGTCCGCATGGCACCAGGCGGCCGGGTTCTGTTCGAAGGGAACGGCGCCCGCCGGGAGCTCGATCAGGCCCTTGTCGAACACCTCCTCGAGCCATGCCCGATAGATCGGTGCCATGAACTGCGAGGCGAAGCCGCCCTTCTTGGCGGTGAAGCCGCGCCAGATTTCCAGAAGTGCCGCGCGTGCCGACGAATAGTTCACCTGGCTCCAGTCCATGGTCAGTTGCTCGTAGGTGACGCCGATCGCGCTCGCGACCTTGCGCAGCGCCGCATTGACGAAGGCCTCGAAGTTGGCATTCGGGTGCTCCGGCTTGGTCAGCGTCGCCTTTTCGCCGGGCTGCAGCGTGTTGATGCGGACGCCGGGCAAATCGATCGGTGCGGCGCCGTAATAGGCCTTCTGCGCGGCCGACATTTCGCCGAAGAGCTTGGCGATACCATCGTTGCCGTAATCCGCGCCCATCGCCTCAAGCATTTCTTCCGGATCGAAGGGCGTTTCGATGAAGGCGGCCATGACGGCGTTCAGCATTGCCGCCTGGCTCTCATAGTCCTCGTAGTCGGTCGACTGCTTGATCGACCGCATGACCGGAGCCCAGTCGGAGACGCCGCGCGTCATGCCGGCGCGCTTCTGCTCGTAGGCGTGAACGACGATCGGGCGCCCCCATTCGGTCTCCCGCTCGACATACTCCCAGTGCCAAAGGCCGGTATTGCCGGCGAAGAATTCGCCGGGATGCGACTTGCGGAAGTGGTAGCCGACCGGTGCGCCGTAACCGTCGATGGCGACGCCGTCGCGCAGGAACTCTTCGTCCATGCGGCCGTTCGGGTTTGAGCATCGGGCCGGGTCGACGACATGGATTGCCGTCTGGAACAGCGGCGCATTGTCCTGCCAGACGATGACACCGAAAGCCTCGCCCTCAGGACCGAACCGCTGACGGGCGGCAAGGCCGAGAACGCCGGCCATGGTTTTCGTCCGCTCGGCGTCGCACCATTTGTCGACGTCCTGCGTGTAATCGCGCCACAGGGCCTCGATCTTGTCGGCAATCTCCTCGGCCTGCTCAAACGTCATGTTGAGCGAGACGTGGTTCGGCCGCGCCGCAAGCGTCCAGCCCGAGCCGATGATGTTGTCGACGAGGCGCGAGGTGCCGGCGGCGCCCCAGCCGTCATTGCGCGCGACGTCGTTCAGCCGGTCGACGAGCTCGGAGCGCGACCAGGTCAGCGCCGACTGACCGGACCAGGTGCCCGGCCGCCATTTGGCGAAGGACGGGTGATCGTAGGATGCACCCTGGTAGGCCGAAGACGCCATCAGCCGGTTCTTCGCGACCTGTACGCGTGCAGCCGCACGCACTGCCGGCGAAAGCGGCTTCGCATCGGGCCCGAGAATCGTGACGTCGCCGCTCATCCGAAGATTACTCCCCGGCTGCGCGCCCTGGCGAAGCGGCGAAGGCCGAGCTTCGCCTCGAGGTCGCGGACATACTGACGAAGCGCGCCGATGTTGGCCGCGGCATAGGTGATGCTCTCGCCGTTATAGCTGAGCGAAACCTCGGCGCGGCCGATCTCCATCTGGTGCAAGGCCTCACGTGCTTCGTCGAGCCGTGCCAGAAGCACGGCGCGTTCCTGTTCGGTCAGTGCCATATGGATCTTCCTAGCGGTTCCGCTGCGCTGCCCGGGCGGCGCGCGCGAGGGCGGCAGCGACGAGCGGCGATTGCTGTTCTGCCGTGGCGCTCTCGCCTGCGGCAGGTTCGGTCTTGACGGCGATCTGGTTCAGATGATCCTCGAGGTCGCCCTGCTGCGGCGCTTCAAGCCGGCCGAGCCGATCGGCGATCGCGTCCCATTCCTCATCGGTCCAATAGGGCACGCCCCAGCGATAGGCACCGGCCAGGCTCTGATTGAGCATGTCGATGATTTCGTTGCGCTTGCCCTCGGCGAGCTTCCAGACATAGCGGGTATGACCGCTCCGGGTCTTCTCCGGTACGCGGGCTTCCGATGTCGCCTGCTGGTAGAAATCGTCTCCGAATCCGCGGGCGAAACGGATGTAACCCGCCTGCTCCGGATCGTCTTTCTTGTAGTCCCGATAGAGCCGAATCTTGAAGGCCGAGGCGTTGAAGGTGAAGAAGCGGGATAACCACTTCTGCTTCTTCGGCTTGCCCTTCCGGTCATACTCTTTCGTCTGCACGATCGGCGGCGCGGCTTCCGTATTGCCGCCGCGCACCATGATGACGCGCGACTTCGGATGCTTGCGAACCCAGTTCCAGACATCGTCGGTATAGGCGTTGCCGTCGATGGCGACGCGATCGGCGGTGCGCTTGCGGCCGGCATCGTCGAGCCATTCGCGCTGCAGCAGCCGGTCGAGGGCGGCGCGAACCTCCGGCTCCGAGATATGGCCGGAATGTTCCTTCGCGTCCGCCAGGTGGCTGCCGGCGCGATGGTCGACAACGCCGTGATCGATCACGGCCCGGTACCGGTTCCTGCCAAAACCGACCAGCAGCCACTCGACACGGTCACCCTGCACGTCCATGCCGAGCACCAGGGCCAGCGCCTCGGCCGGGATGACACCGCGCTGGAAACCGTGTTCCTCGGCGCGATCGCGGAGCACTTCCCAGTCGATCGCCTTGTTGTCCGCCTCGAAGGCAAGCCCGAGCCAGTCATTCCAGAACGTCTGCTCGGCGCCAGATCCCTTTTCCCGGTTCTCCGGTCCGCCGGCCTGGACCGTCAGCCACTCGCGCGCCAGGTTCTCCCAGCGCTCGAAAGGCGAATAGGCCATCCAGATGCGGAACGAGCGATGGCGCCGGCCGCGCTCCGGATACCTGGCGACCCATTTTGCGCCGTTTTCCGGCTTCACCATCCATTCGCGATGGTGCTCGTGGATCTCGCAGCCGCAATGGATGCAGACGAAATGCGCCTGCTCGGGATGCTCGGGATCGATGTGATCCCGCATGTTCTCCCAGCGCAGCTCCTGCAGCTCGTGGCAGTGCGGACAGGGGACGTGGTAGGTCTCCTGCGTCCCTTCCTGATAGTTCGACGTAATCTTGCAACCCGGCGACACCATCGGCGTCGAGATCTTGAAGATCTTGCCGTTGAAGAACGCCTTGCTGCGGCTGTCCGCCTGCACCTCCGGATCGCCGGCCTCGTTCATCTGCCACTTGGCAAGATCGTCCTGGACCTGCTTTCGCGGCGAGATCATCGACAGGCCTGCCGGCGAGTTGGCGCCGGCAGCCTGGATGGCGCCGCGCCCGTCGATGCGTTCCTTGTAGAGCACCGAGTTGCTCGCATCGCGGCTGTTCTGCGAGAACAGCTTGGCGATGGCGGGCATCTCGCGCACCAGCGGCATCAGCTTCGTCTTCGACCAGCGCGCGGCGTTCTCCTCCGTCGGGTGGACATAGAGGAAATCGCCGGGCGCCATGTCGAGCGATCCGAGCGTGAAGATGTTGGCGCAGATGGTACCGCCGATCTGCGCCGACTTCGCGAGGCTGACGATGTTGCACGGATCTTCCGGCGACAACGCTCGCAGGATCTCCGAGAAGAACGGCACCAGGTCTTCGTTGTACGGCCCCGGATGGTCGGTGATGCGTTCCGAGAACACGATGTTCCGCTTCGCCCAGTCGAGATAATCGACTGCCGGCGGCGGTTCGCAGATCTGGGCCAGCACGCTGAGAGCGAGCCGCTCGGGATTGAACAGCACGGTCATTGCTGCTCGTCCTCGACATGCTCGTCCAGCTCCGCCGCTGCGTCGGCGAAGTCGCGCGCCTTCTTGGCCCGATGGTCCCGAAAGGCCTTCAGCAGCACATGGGTCGCATCATGGGTCGACACCGAGAACTGCGCGGCGATCGCCTTCGCCATCTCGGGGATGGCCTGTTCCATGACCTTGAACGCCTCGGCCACGGCCTTGACCATCTCTCGCCGAGCATCGTCGGTCAGCATGTACCGGCCGAGCTCGAGAGCTTCCTCGCGCTCCATGCGCGCGGTGGTGATCTTTTGCTGTTTCAGCTTCTCGGCCGCGACCTCGTCAATGAACGGGTCGACGATGACGGTCGGCTTTAAAGGCGCCTTCGGCTTCTCCGGCACGTCGAACGACAGCTCGGAAGCTAATGGTGCCGGCGGCGATCGCGTCGCAGTGCCGTTCGCTCCGAACCGCTGCGACGGATCGAGGGTCTTGCGCAGCTGCTCGACCGCAACCGATGCACGGATCTTCGCGTTCCGCCCCTCGCCTTCGAGCGCATCGCCGAAGATCTTCCGCTCCGCGATGTACTGCGAGATGCGCCCGGCACTGACGCCGACATGAGCCGCAAACGCGCTCTTCGTCATGATGTCAGCTGCAAGGCTCATCTTTAGGAACGCTCGTTCTTTAGCCCGGCTCTTTAGTTTAGGCTCTGACTTTAGGCTTCAAAAACTCGCTCAGACTGGACAACCTCCGCCGTGCCAAATACCCGCAGGCGGGCGGATGCCAGGAAGGACCCGCGAGCCCTTCGCGCTGAACGGTAGACTAGTGATGCCCGTTGTGGTTGCTTGAAGCTGCAAAGGAGCAACACATGAACGAACACATCGCATCAATCTCGGATTTCGACGAGGGGAAGTTAGCCGCCGCCTTGGTCGCGGTTCAATCAGCACTTCGAGTGACGATCGAGGAACTGGCTAAACTTAACGAAGGCAAAGGCCAGGAATGGTTTGACGCATTAGAGGAAGTCGTGATCCGTGATGCCAAGGGCACCGTCACCGAAGGCATCTCGATACAGACTGAGGCGGAAGCCCTCAAGTTTGGTGTCGATGTCCTTCAGGCGACCCTGAATGCCAGTCGCAACCAACTCGGACTCGCAGCAAAGGAATAGATTTTTGCCAGTTGGCGCGGCGATAAACATCGTCGCGCCATTTCGTAGGACCTGGTTGCCTCATAGCATTCTCCTGTTATCGCGCCGTCCGCACTGCCCGTTGGAAGGCGACGGCGAAATGATCGTGGACGTTGGCAACCACATATCGCTCGACGACTTCGCGCAGGCGGAGACGGATGCGATACGAAACCTGAGGCACGAACAGGATCACCGGATGGATGGCGTTCGTTGCCGGATCGCGCTGGTAAACGCCCGGGGAGAGGTGCGAAGGCTGCCTCGGCAAGAAGAACCGCGCGTTCTTGTAGTTCTTGTTCCGCTTGAGCGACGATGAGGTGCGGGTACGGGTCGCACCAGCACCACGATAGTCGATCTGCAGGTCGGCCATGATGCGGTTGAGAAACCCCTGCGTCATGTTGCCGTAGCGATCGAGCGGCGCCCGCTTTGCTGGCACGGCCACCAGGTTACGCTGCATCAAACCACGATCGACGAGCTGCCGCTCGAAGGCCTTGTGTGTGCGCTGGCCTCCCTCGATCTGCGGACCGAGAAATGCGGTGGCAGGCAATCCGCCCTTCGTGCGGTCGCCGGTCACAACAACCGCTGCCCGCAGGTTCTGCCGCGATGCCCGGTCATAGACGACGCCCCGCTTTGCGTAAGGGGTGGGCCGATCAAAGACCCGATCCATTTCGTGCTGGACTTCAAGGCGACCACCCTTGGCCGTCTCGTTCAGCGTGAGCATGATGGCATAGGGCAGCTGCTTCCGCTCGATATCAGTCAAGGTTCGATTGAACTGCTGGAGATCGACTTTGATATGAGCGTCGAACATCAGAAGCTCCGAAACGCCTGCCCATAAATAAACGGAGAAAGGCGACCTCTCGGCCGCCCATCATATAAACATAGCAGTAGCACTGGCCCTGAGTCGGTGCCTCCGCCTGGAGGCTGTTTGGGCGTGGGGCTGGAGCGTTGGTCCCTGAGGCTTCTTGCCTGCTCTGCCCTAGCGCTTGGCTAGGGGATCGGAGGGTAACGTCTTCCGGCTTGTCCGTGCAAAATGACTCTCATAGCTTCTGGAGAAACGCAAGAGGCATGCTTTCGATATCAAACGGCCTGCCCTGTACGTCAATTCGCACGCTCGCCTTTGCCTGCCGGCACCACTTCACAGCCGTCACAACGCACCTGAAGCCGGCGAACGGCCCAAGCACGATGTCCGCCTGATCCCCATCACGAAACGACTTATCGGTTGCTACTCTGGGCGCCTCAACACCATCAGAGAGCCTTTTAAAAACAACTACATCTGCATCGTTGATGACATGGTATCCAGCCGGCCCACCGACGAAATCGAGTACGTCTTTCTGGTACCGCAGGCCATGAAACGCTTCCGGAGTTGGCACCAGTCGCACCAACAGGTAGCTCGGAAAGAAGGGGCGGTCGCTTTCGATTTTCCGACCGTGGCGCACTAGAACAACCCTTTCTCGCGGCATGAACGCCTCGACATTCGCTTCCGTCAATGCGTTTTCCACATCAAATTCTTTGCCGCTCTTCACATGAAGGCAGTACCAACGGGCATTTTCGGGGTTCATTTCCGTCACTTTCATAGATGCTGCCTTCAAGTTCGCTGCTGTGATTCGCCGAATTCTGTCCGAGAGCCGCTCACGTCCTTGCAGCGCGATCGGGCTTCCGGAGAGTGTCCTACGCTGCATGATCATTGCTCCGCTCCTGTCTCAGCGCCGCCCTTGCGGCGGTATCGAAATGGTGAAGTCTCTCCGGTCCGCCCTTCGGGAAGTAGACGACGGGCATCGAGCCGGGATCTGGAACGAACGGCCAGCCGGCGGCCTCGTGATAGTCCCGCCAGCGTTCGAAAAGCTCTGACCCGACAGGCACTGGCTCACAAAGATCTGCCAGCGCCTCGAAGCGAGCCTCGGTAACAGTGCGATCGCGATTCTTTGCCTGCGCGTGCAGATCATTGGCCCGCGGATAGCCGCTCTCGACGACGCGGCGCCGCAACTCTGCTTGGTCGAAGTCATCCGGAAAGATCAATTCGCCACCGGACCCCACGGAAATCCCTTTTCCGCCGACGTAGGATCGTGCCCTCGCTTCGCTGGTGCGCATCAGCGTTTCGAATGTCTGCCTGATACGATCACGCACACCGAGAGGCATCTCGACAGGTTCTGGCCCATCGAGGAGCGCCAGCACCCGAATTCCGGCCCATACCGGCCCGAACGGAGCAACCGGGATCTTTGTGCTCGTCGCTTGTACCTTCCCGGCGAGCGGGGAAATGGCGAGGAATTTCTTGTCTCGCAAATAAACGCCGAGGGCGACGTTCTTGACTTTCTGCGCCTTGCACTCGGCAAGGTATGCGTCGCGCCGCTCCTCAGCCAACCGACGCTCTTCAGCCGTAAGCTTCTCAAACTGCTGCAGAGCCCAAGCCGTTGAGGAGGCGATCGCACCCGGCCACGGATTGTTCGCCGTTCCGATCTCGAGAGCCTTCACCCGCTTGCCGAATTTCGCCGGATCGTCCTGATCCTTCAAATCGCCTTCGCGCGCACCCTCTCTCTCTGATGGTTCTATTGGTGGTTCTATTACGGTTTGGGTGTCACCGTGACACCCGTCGACGTCGTCTGTGTCACCCATAGGCGTCGCCGCTGTCACGGGTGACACTGTGTCATGGGTGACACCATGACACCCGTCGAGGGCGGTTTTCGAAGCCTTCAACCGTGCGAGGGCAGCCATGTTGAAATCATATCGGGTCGCCTCTCCCGGCTTGCTGCCGCCCTTCCTGACGACGACAAGCAACCCCTCTTCGACGAACTCGGCGAGGATGCGCTGCACCGAACGTGCGGAAAGCTCGGTCTCCTGGGCAAGACGGCCAACGGTCGGCCAAATGCCCTTGCCGTAGTCATCGGCGAAGTCAGCCAGGCGCACGGCCAGCATTTTCCGGTTTGTCGAGCCGAGATGCGCCTTGAAGAGCTGCGACATGATGGCAATGCTCACGCCAACCCCCTTTCCAAATGCCGCGCCGCCTGCAGCGTCCGGCAGACAGCGTCCTCGCCAACGCCGAGAACGGCGGCGAGGTCGAACGTGTCGAAATGTCCTGATTTCCAGAGGATGACGGCGGCCAGCGCCTGCAGCTCATCCATCTTGCCGCTCATGGCGGCCGCCGAGCGCGACCGTCTCCGGTCAGCCAGCTGCAGCATGCTTCCCCTCCTCCGCGCCCCCGCGCGCAATGATCTGAATTCCAATGCGGGCGTATTCCCGCGTCATGCGGATCGTGCTCGGCGCGAGCCCGTCCCGACCGCGCATCGCGGAAAGCGCCGCGATCTCGGCTGCGAAATAGCCTAGGCCTTCGTGAAAACCGGCCGCGGAGAGCAGCCGGTGGATGGTGACCTGGTCGCGAATGATCACTGCAAGCGGCGCTTCGAGCAGCCATCGCGCCCGCGCAGCATGGTCCGGCGCATCGGCGAGTTCTTCGATAATGGGGAGGAGCTGCGTCACGCCGCACCCCCGATGACCCGCTCGATCTCACGGACGACTGAGCCGGCCGACCTGCCACGGGCAAGGCGCTGGCCGATCTCTTCCGGATCGAAGGCAAATGGCGCCGAGGCGATCGCTTCGCGCAAATCCTTCGGCAGAGCGTCGAACGCGTTCATCACGTCGACGGAGGGTCGAATGGCGAGGATGCTGATCATGCTTCCTCGCTTTTCGCGCATCTTACAGCGTCGCCATTGGACGCCCGCTTAACCTTATCTTCGAGTTCCCGCAGGCGCGCGGCGCCGCCGACCGTCAATTGCGTTGGATTAGAAGGCCAGACCAGACCGAGAGCGATCATCTCGTCGAGCAGCGGACCGCCGCCCATGCATCCGCCGTCGACCGCGCCCAGCGCTTTGAACTCGGCTAGCTCTTCCTTTGTCACGTAGGCGCGCCCATCCCGAGAATCCTCGGAGGATTGCTCCTCGCCTTTCGGCGCGCCCGCCTGATTGCCCCAGAACGTCCAGTTGCCATTCAGCCGAACGTCGCCGGCAACAAGGCTATCGCGCCTCTGGAACAGCTCCAGCTTCGGGAGGTCCGGGTAGAGCCTCTCGATCATCTCCGCGAAATAGACGGGCTTGGCCGAGTGTTCGCCCTTCACCTCGGCATGGACCGACGCGCTCTGCGTGCCAGGGATCGGCGCCGGGAAGTTTCCGCGTTTTCCGAGGAGCAGGATCTCATGCCGGTCCCGCACCCATCGGCCCATGCCGATACGCGATTTATCCCAAACGAGGCAGGTGACGTAATCGAACCCCCAGGCGCGCAGCACGTCGATGCCGTCGTCGAGCCGGTTGGCCGTCACCCACAGGAAGAGCAGCGCGTCGCGCGTCGCCGGGCTCGCATCGCCAGCGCAGAGCGACTTGATCTCCTCGAGCGGCATATGCGGATAGGAAAGCCCCCTGTCCTGTCCCCGCTCCTCACTCCAGGCCTCCTGCTCCCATGGCGGATCGGCATAGATGATCGGAAAGGCAGCGCGCGGCATTGTGCCGGCCGAGACCGTGCCGCGCTCGGCAATGGCGCGGATCACGGCGCCACGGATCTTTCGCGAGAGTGCCTGCTTGCCATCGCGGATGGCTTTCGCCTCTTCAGCGACGCGCTTGTCCGCCTCGCGCAGCGCCTCTACATAGGCAAGCTGCTGCTCTTCGGTGAGCCCCTTGAGCCGGTCGAGAGTTACGCCGGTATCGTGCCGGGTGCCGCGGATCTGCCGCAGTGCCCGTTCGCTGATTTTCTCCCCGCGCTCGGCGTCACGCCGGATCGCGCGCTCCGATTGCCCGGTCGCCGCAGCCGTCTCTGAGGCAAAGCTCTTCGCCGCCTCGTCCTTCAACTGGCCAACTTGGCCATTTGATCGCCGGTCGCCGCCATGCCCCGTTTCCGGGTGGCGCATCAGATGGATTTCCTTGCGGCGGAAGGTGAAGAGCGCCCGGTCCGCCGGCGTCAGCTCGGCGCGGCAAAGGTTTTCGTCGATCTCCCATAGCTCCGCATCGAGATCGTCGCCCTCTTCGATGAAGGCGAGGATATCGGCCCAGCCGAGCGCCCGCGCCGCCTCGAGTCGGTGGAGCCCGGCGGAGAGCAGGAAGCACTCGCCGTCCGGCCGCCGCGTCACGCTGATCGGCGTGCGGTGCCCAAGTTCGGCGAAGGATGCCTGAAGAGCTGCGACCTTTTCCGGGTCGGCCTGGCGCAGCCGAAAGCCGACATCAATCCTGTCGAGCGGAATACGGATCAGCGCGCGTCCGGATGCCGCCTCGGCCGGCGCAGGGAGGCGATCGGCGCCCTCCTCGGGTTGAACCCGAGAATTCGGCGCGCCGGGTCCGCCCTCGCCCCCCTGCCCGATTTCCGGCGGCGTCACGCCGGCAAGCTCGCAGAGCTTCGCCGTCGGATACCAGACCGCTCCATCTTTCTTGTCGCGCCCCAGGAACTGGCGGCTGTTCAGATTGCGGCAAACAGCGGTGTCGGACTCTTTCAGTGCCCGATAGATGCCGTCCCGCAACACCGCATCGACGATTTCGCGGGCCTTCGGTCCGAGCTTCGGAAGCGCCGCGCCGCTCATGCCGCCTTCCCCGCACAGAACTCGTGCCGGTTCAGCAGCCGATAACCCTGCCCCCAAACGGTCTCGATCGTGACGCCAAAACGGGCGAGCTTCTTCCGCATCTTGCAGACGAAGACATCAACGATCTTGGTCTCCGGCTCCACGTCGGCACGGTCGCTATAGAGCGCGAGCATGACGGATTGCTTCGTGGCCATGTCACGGGTGGCGAGATGTGCAAACACACGCGCCTCGCTACTCGTGAGCCCGAATTCGATAGGGACCGGCACGGTGGTCGGCGCCAGTAATTCTTCGAGTTGACGCACCCGTTCACGGAGAATGGTGACCTCGCGCTGGAGGTCGAGAACGATCCTGTCCATCAGCGCGCCTTCCGCCGGTTCATGTAGATGACGGAGGCCAATGCGCGCCAAAGCGGCATCTTCCGCTCGGTTGCGAACCGCTGCGCCTCCTGCTCAAGCGTCGACAACCGCGACGAGATCAGCAGCGAAATCCGCTCCGGCTCGATTTCGCCGGCATATTCCTTGGCGAAGAGCAGGTGCTCGACGGCGCGGATCATCGCGGCCGAGACCGGGGCAGCGCCGCCTTTCACGCACACTTCCAGCACCTTGCGTGCGCCGACCGCGTGACGGCGGCTGACGACTGCGGAAATCGTGCTGATCGCCATCGTCTCACCCGGCTTAAATCGCGAAAACGGCGGCGGATTCTTCAAGATCGTAGCGCCGGCACGCTCGCAGACCTGCGCGATCGTCAGCGCATCCTCGTCGCCTGCCGCCACCATCGCAGTGTGCAGCTGTGTCGGAGTGACCTGGATGCGGTCGCGGTTATGGCGCACGAAAGCATTTGCGCGCAGCTCCTGCCGGTCCGCCTTTACGACGAGCACCGGCAGCTGCTCGATGCCGCCATGCGTTAGTGCGCCGAGCGCCGTATGCTGGCCGTCGATCACCTGCAGCTTTCCATCGACCTCGACGACGACCGGCGGCTTGAATGCCGTCCAGTCCCATTCGCCGATGATCTTGCGGATCAGCCGCATGGAACGATCTGAAAGCCCGCGCTGATAGGACTCGTCCACCCAAAGCTCGGACGGAGAGACCATCCGGACCTCCGGCGGCGCCGATGTGATCTCAGCTGGCTTCACGTCAGGAAACTGCAATGCCTCAATTGCTCTCACGGCCTTCTTCCTTCCGATTGTTCGATGATCTTGCAGACCTCGTCCTCGTCGATGCCGAGCTCAGAGGCGATCGAGTGCGTGTCGCGGTTTTCCCGAAGCCAGAGCGTCAGCACACGTTCGACGAGGACCTGGCGGGAAAGCGTCGTCATTCCACCCTCGCCAGCCGGTCGAGATATTCCGCGCCCCTCACCGTCAGCCGCACGTCGTCGCGGCTGCAACCGACCCACGCTACGAAACCAGCGGCGAGCGCCCTGTCGAGCGCCTCTCGATCGGCATTGCGGACGAGTTTGTGGGTGGCGCCGCTAGCGCGCACCCGCCGCAGGAAAGCGAGGCAACGTGGTCCGACCGGGCCGCCGGCTGTCCAACACGTCGAGGAGAGGGCCGCACCTTGCATCAGTGCACTCCCTTGCGGGCGGCATCGACGTAGCGGTTTCCGCGCATGGACACGAGTGCCGCCCGCAGACCGTCGACGGTCGCCTCGTCATCCAGACCGGCCGTGATCGCCGCTGCGGCACAGGCGACAGTCACGACGCTCACGGCCGTTTCCGGGTCGTCGGGCAGCAGCGCGCAGATCGCCGTCACTGTCTTGGTCGCGTTCTTGGGTGCGCCATCCATCACGCGGCCCCGTCGATCATCATCGCTTCCAGGCGCGCAAGATCCTGCTTCGCCGCCACGATGCGGTTGCGGATGGCCTGGCGCTCCGCCGCGTCGATGCGGCCATCCTCGATCGCCTGCGCGACAGTTCGCACGACGTCGTCGAGGACTCCGTCGAGCCGCAGGACCGCGCTGGCGGTGACCGCGCCGAAGCTGGAAACGCGCTCGTCATTCACGATCTGCGACAAGGCGGTGAGCAGGAACGGATGTTCGCATCGCCGGTCGAGTTCAGCGGCGAGATCCAGGCGGATGAAGCTGTCCCGCCATTCCGCGCCTGGCGAGGCGTACTTTGTGAGCGTCGACGATGCCACACCAAGCGCTTCCGCAGTCCGGCTAACCCCGCCGAGCGCCTCGTAAGCCGCCGCCGTGGCTGCCTTGATGATGGATGCATGTTCTTCAGAAATTGCACGCACGAAAACACCCCTAAGTTTGGGTCAAGGAAAAAATCAATCGGTAGGATTCCGTGAGGGCCGCGCGCCGGCGGCGTAGTGTCAGCCCATAAGATCAGGAGGGCCGCATGGATAGGCAGATGGAAAAACAGAGGCAGGGACGCGCCGACGCTGGTCGCGTCCCTGCCAGGTGGCAAGGTCGACCGAAGGGAGGAGGAGACCGGTGCCTTGCTGGGGGAACATCATTCGGCCGCCTCCTGCATCACAGGACGCGACACACCGACTGGGTCCTGCGCCGAAAGGCACAATTCGAGGAATTGGAGCTTTGTGACACGACCGCCGGTTCCATTCTCGACGTCTCGCGCAAGATCGACACTCGGATCCCGCTGGCCAGACAGCGCGCGAGAAAGTGTGCTCGGAGAACGGCCGATACGCACCGCAAAGGCCGATAGCCGCTCACCCGTCTCGTTTAGATAATTTGACAAAGCATCCATGGCCGCGGAAATTGCCAAATAGGCAAAAGCCAGTCAAGTGCTATTTGCCTATCTGGCTATGGAGTTCTTTGTCTAACTTTGGAAATTTGCCATATGGACAAAAACTATCCCAACCGCATAAACGAACTCCGCAACGAACGCAGCATGACGATCGAAGATCTGGCAGAGAGAACCGGCCTCTCTGTCTCCTATGTGTCGCGGCTCGAAAACGGCGAGCGGAACCTTTCGGTCAAGAATCTGAATTTGTTCGCCCACGCCTTCGATGTGGCGGCGCAGGACATTCTCGCAAAAGCGCCCGAGAAGGCCCCCAATGTAATTGGAGTTATGGGCCGGATCGGAGCAGGAGCCGAAATTTTGCCTGAGGAAGAGCAGATCCCGCCTGAGGGGCTCTACGAAATCGAAACGCCCTTCCCCCTGCCCCACGACGCTATTGCTTTCGAGGTGACTGGCGAGTCGATGTGGCCTCGCTACGACGATGGCGACATCATTATTTGCTGGCGCCAAGGCGTAGTGGTGGAGGAGGTCATGGGCTGGGAAGCGGCCGTCAAGACTGCCACTGGACAGCGCTACTTAAAGCGCGTGCTGCAGGGTTCAGAACGAGGGACCTTCGACCTAGAAAGTCACAATGCACCGCCGATACGAGGTGTGCGCCTGGTGTGGGTTGCCGCCATCCAATCAGTGATTCGAAGCGGCCAGTGGAAAAAGCTCACGCCTGCAGCTCGACAGCGTATGGTGCAGAAAATGACCGCTTCGGGCTAGCGGTGACTTCGCTTTCGCCATTGCCAAGGCGGGTCAAACACGCCTCGCCATACACCAATACGGTTCTTCTTTGCTGCCGCTTCCTCTGCCGCATAGGCTCCGCCGGAATATTGAGGCCAGTCAAGTGCATGGCCGTTGCGCACCATCCAAGCGGCAACTTCTGCACCGTCCGCGCGAGTACACGAGCCTACCAAGCGACGATAGCGGTCATGCCCTAGTATTCGGCAAGTCGTCGGGCGCGAGGAAGCTAGAAAGGTATCCAGAGCATCCGCAGAAATCTTCCCGCAGCGATAGGTCGCGCCCTTCTCGTCTCGGCAAAGCTGGCGTGTCTCGGGAGCATCGACACCATTAAGCCTTACGCGGCGCCCTTGTATCTCTATCGTGTCCCCATCAACGATCGACGCCCTCCCGGTGATCGAAGCCGGATCTGCTATTCCGACACTCGCCAAAACTAAGGCAAACCCGAGTTTCATTTGCCGTTCCGCTCCGGTAGCGCGGCAATTGCCAGCGCTCTTACCGTGCTATCCGGAGCCGCAATTATGAAAGCGCAGCGATCTTCAGACATCGAAGCCGCTATTTCCTGAACCTTCTTGTCGAGGCCGCCAGCCGCTTCCGTTGAAGCCCCTATCTGGGCCTCATGCCTGGTCCCTTTTGCCTCCTCGATGAGAAAACTCGTGAATCGATGTGCCGCCGCGATGCAGGTCGGCGAAGGACCTGATGCAGCCAGGACGATGATAGCCAATGTCGCGAGCACGACAAATCTCCCGAAACCAAGTGTGGATCCTTTCGCTTACCACAACTCTGCTTTGCGGAAAAACTTTCGCACCGGCGGGGAGTACGTCAGCAAATTAAAATTGCCAAATAGGCAAAATGACGCTTGACTGAATTTGCCTATTTGGCAATATCCCATTCGTCCCTCGGCGGACGGAGGGGCCAGAACGGTTCTGCGACGCCGGGAGAGCTCTTCCTCGAACCCGGAGACGAACGATGCAACCGAACGGCGGAATTCACACCAGAAACACCATCAACCGCATGGCCGAGGCGATGCGCTCGGTCGGCGATGGCTGCACCAAGGATGATTTGCTTCTGAAGGGCTTCACCGAGCGCCAGATCAACATCTTTGGCCCGAAGGCCACCGAACTCGCCACGGTCATGGCCAGCGCGGCGTAGCGCCATGACGAAGAGGGCGCGTCGCCGTGGACCCCTGCCCCTGTGTCCACGCGCGGCGCGCTCGCCGTTTTCCAATTACCGGAGATGCTCAAATGATTAAGCTTGGATCCTTTGCGAAGGACCGCATCACGAAGTTTGAAGGCGTTGTGACCGGGCATGCCGAGTACATAACGGGCTGCGACCAATATCTTGTGTCGCCCCGCAATCCCGACAAGGAGCCCAAGTGGTTCGATGAGCAACGGCTCGTCGTCGACCCCATCATCGCACTTGTCACTCTCGACAACAGCAACGGGGCCGGCGCGGACCTTGCCGCTCCGGTGAAGTGACCGGCAGTGGCGCGTCGCCGTGGGCCTCGCCCTTGTTGGTTCACGCGTGGCGCGCTCGCCCGTCTCGCTTCCACTCTTCCCTTCACCTGATCCTGCTCTGGAGCTTCTGGCCATGACTGAGCATTTCATTGGGCATAAAAAGGCGCGGCTCGAAGCCAGCCCCAATCGCTTCTTTGTCGCCTGCGCCATTCTCGCGCTCTCGATCGCATTTCTCATGTCCGCTGCACTGGCCGGAACCACGGCCTTCCGCAAGGAATGGCAGTATGTGTCCGAAGCGAAAGTCTGAGGGCGCGACCGTGGACAGCTTCGAAAGCGCCCGCTTCAACGAAACAAAGGCCCCCTCCCGGTGGGCCATGATCACGGCACGTTTAGATTGCGGCGCCACCTTTGCGGTCAGTTGCGGGCTTCTCGATCAAGATATCTGCCCACGCGATTTCCCCTTCATAAGTTGGAGGAGTGTCAGAGTAGTAGAAATTCTTTCCCGGTCGCAAATCTTGCTCACGCAGATCATCGAAGGAAACTATAGAATCGAAGTCGCACCCGGAGAAATCACAGTTCGTAAAGCTATTGGTCGCGATATCATCTGGATCGAACGATTTGATCTCACAACCCCGAAAACGGCAGTTTGTGTAGTTTTTCAGACTGATTACACAGAACCTGAAATCGACTTCAGTGAACTTTCGGCCCTCGGAACCGATCGCCGCCAAGAAGGTCTTCGTAATGTCGCCTCCTGTGTACGTCTGCGAGGCAAACCCGCGCACAATTGGCCAATCATATCTTTCATCCACGTCGGTTGTGAACGCAGCGTGGATTGTCGACACCACACCTGCATCAGCAGCTCGATTGAGCGCGCGGCGAGCGCTTCTGACTGTATCGTTTTCGTCTTGATAATTCTCCAAATAGTAGGCAGCAAGGATGTCCATCGCTTGGTTCGAAAACTGCCGCTTCGGATCATTCGAGATCAAAGCATCGAGCGACGCGATACCAGCCATCACCTGCGGTTTTTTGCCGTCCTCTGTGATGAACTTTGCACCATCTTGCAACAGCTTGACCAACGTTTCGTTCTCCTTTGCATCATTTTGCCTGATGACCTGAGACAATTGATCGATCTGCTGTTGCAGTTGAGCAGCCTGAAGGTTCAGTTGCTTTGTCGAAAGCACCCCCCGCCATACGACGGTAAAAAAAGTAACGATCGCGGCGATAGCTACGCCGAACGGTTGGAAGCTCTGAGCCCGATGCACGGCATCTGGTCCCTCGCGCGCGAAAATCCAAAACGCCGCGAATACAAACGCGATGACAGCGAACGTGAACGTCACGATGGCGGCCGTGAACCAGGTCCGATCGTTATCGGTTGGAGCCTCAGGTACTGGTTTGCTGTTGACTTCCCCCTGCACATTGGACTCCTTCGTTGCGTTTCCGAAACCTATCACTGCCGCTTTCGAAGCGCTTCCGGTGTACTAGCGCATCCACAGTATTTGCAGGGAACACCTGCGGCCGGGCATCACGTTAATCGAGCGGCACGCCGATGACTCCAGAGCCATCCACACAGCAGAAACGCATGGACGCCATCCGAAACCGGGTCGCGCTCGCGACCCCGGACTGGGGCGTTGAGTCGGACGGCGCCCGGATCTGCCTGACTACGGCAAGCAGCGAAGGCACTTTCCTCATTGCAACGATCTCCGCCGATGCGCCGATCGGCGACAGCGAGATGGTGCTGAACGCGCCCTATGATCTGGTTTGGCTGCTCGGAGCCTATAATGCCCTCGCCGGCCGATATCGCACCCTCGTCGCCGAGCTGCGCCGCCATGCACCGCCTCCGCAGCACCAGCAGAAGCCGAAAGACTACGCCGCCGAATGCGCGATGAAATGCGCCGAGCCGGCCTTCAAGAAATTCCTCGAGGAGTGCCACGGCCTGGCGAAGCCCCTCACCGACGATCGCGCTGCGACGAAGGTCCGCTCGGTATTGAACATCCGCTCGCGCAGCGAGCTGAACGACGACGCCGCCGCAGCTGCCCGCTGGCAGGATCTGCGCAACGCCTTTGATGCCTGGAGGCGCCGAGGATGAGCAGCCGTCGTGATCGCATCCGCGCGAAGATCATGTCTCGGGTCCACATCGATGCAGTAACAGGCTGCTGGGAGTGGACCGGCCCTGATTCAGGCAAGAACGGTCGCGGAAAGGGATATCCGCGCATGTCTCTCGACGGCCAGACAGTCGCCGTTCACATCGCCATGTGGACCAACGAGCATGGCTATATCCCCGGGAAGAAAGAACTCGACCATGCCTGCCGCAATCGCCTTTGCGTACGTCCGGAAAAGGACCACGTCGAGATGGTCACCCGCAAGGAAAACGCCAAGCGCCGGGAACAGGCGAAGCGCGCCATGATCGGCCACAACGGCGGACCAGCATTCATGTGTGAGGAAGCCTAGAGATGAGAACCCCGGACCCAATTACCACCCAGGTCTTTTCGACATCCTTCCTGCTCTTCGCCCAATACGGCGGCAAGGCGATCATACCTGTCGAGGACGTCTGCCGCGACTATTTCAATCACCTCACGCCTGACAAGTTTCTCCGGAAGGTCGGGACGGGTGAAATCGCCCTGCCGGTGGTGCGAGCGGAAACGTCCCAGAAGTGCCAGAAAGGCGTCTATTTGCAGGATCTGGCCGATTATCTGGATCTGCGGCGCGAGGCGGCACTAAGGGAGTTCCGTCAGCTGCACCGGTGA